CGCCTTTCTTAATTTTGGTGGCACTAATATCTATAAGTCTCGCCAAGTTGAAGAATTTAGTCGTCTATTTACATCCGGAGCAGTTAAGCCTGGGGATCATTTTATTTTTACTGATGCTTGGCATCCTGGCATCATAAACTTGAAATACATGAGTGAACTGCTCGATATCAAAGTAGTCATTCATGCTCTATGGCATGCTGGTAGTTATGATCCTCAAGATTTTTTAGGTAGACTAATTGGTAATCGTTCTTGGGTTCGTCATGCTGAAAAAAGTTTTTTCTTTTCAGCAGATTATAATTACTTTGCCACAGACTTTCACATTGAGATGTTTATGCGTAATCTTATCAATGATGAAATGTTTGAAAATCCCTGGATAGAAGAACAAATCAACGAAGCTATACGAGGAGAATATTCAGGTATAGTAAGAACTGGTTGGCCTATGGAGTATATGTCTGATACTTTGTTAATGTATAAGAATATGCTTAAGCGAGATCTTATACTTTTTCCTCATCGTATCGCTCCAGAAAAACAACTGCCTATTTTTGAAGATCTTAAAAAACATTTACCACAATATGAATTCAAAATTTGTCAAGAATATCCATTGACTAAAAATGAATATCATAACATGCTAGGTGAAGCTAAGATTGTCTTTTCAGCTAACCTACAAGAAACACTAGGTATTAGCTGGTATGAAGGTGCCCTAGTAGATGCCATACCAATGGTTCCGGATAGATTAAGTTATAAAGAAATGGCATTTGACACGTTCAAATATCCTAGTAAATGGACAGAATCTTTTGAATCTTATGAAATTCATAGAAAAGATATCTGTTATAAAATCATACAGTACATGGATAATTATGAAAAGTTTCTACCAAGCCTAAATAAACAGGTAGATATATTAACTAAGAATTATTTTAGTTGCGATAATCTACTAGAGATGTTAAAATAAATGTATGTTAGAGATATCTAAAAAAGTTTTGAACGGTCATTTCTTTTCTATCAGACAATCTACAAACTCTACAAATGTTTTTAGATTGTTGAGAAACTGCTTTCATAACTTTAGAATGATTTTCTCTAAATTGAGTAGAAGAATGAGTTTGTTTTCTTTTAGCGATTTGTTTTTGACGAAACTCTTCATTTGCCCAATGATCTTTCATTGCTTTAGATCTACCTTTTTTAACCTGGTTCTTGGGTTTTCTAACATAAACATCGGGCCTATGAAATCTTTTTCCTCCCTTGTTCTTGTTCAACAGAAGAGGATTTTTCCAATTCTCGCTAATAAGAAATTCTTCGAACTCAAGAGCATCCTCTTTAGAAATAAATTGGGCAAGAATAGTCCAATTAAACTCATTAAAGATAGGTTTTACTTTCTTAGATGTAGTATAATAAACTTTACCGAGATCGTCTTCGGGAGACAGGTTTTTTCGTTGATTAGAATACCGAACTCCTATATAAAATTGTCCGGTGGTTTTATGTGTACCTAAATAGACATACGGTGAAATAATATTGAACATAATATTATTTATAAAAATTTGTATAACTCGGAGAATAATAATTGACACAAGAATTTAAACCAGACCCTATATTAAGCACAGAAATCGATAAATCTTTTGTAAAAGATGAATACATACCCGTAAAAAAACAAGTTTATATTAAAAAAGAAACTGCCTTAGATGCTATGGCCGGTGATGGCGGATATCAAGAAGCATATCTAGCAGATGCGATCCGCTTTAAGATGAAACGTGATAACAAGCGTTTCTGGGCAGGCGATAACATCAGTGATTACGTCACTGAAGAAATGAAGCACAAGTTAATCGATGAAGCAACTAAAGCATTTGAACTGGTACTTGATCGTTTACTGATCGATCGCGAAACTGATCCAAACAGTCAAGGTACAGCACGTAGATTGGCTAAGATGTATTTTAATGAGATAATGGCAGGTAGATATGAACAAGCCCCAGATTGCACAGCGTTCCCAAACGATTCGGAGGACCGCTACGAAGGTATGCTGGTTGTTCGCAGTGAGCTTCGCAGTATGTGTAGCCATCATCATCAGCCCGTTAGTGGTGTTGCCTATATTGGCATTATTGCGGCTTCCAAGCTCATTGGCCTCAGTAAGTACACAAGAATCGCCCAATGGTGTGCCCGACGTGGTACTCTTCAGGAGGAACTTGCTAATGATATTGCTCGCGAGATCGCCCGTGCCACAGGAGCCAAAGACGTAGGCGTATATATTCAAGCCACACATGGATGCTGTGAAAATCGTGGTATCATGGCACATAGCAGTTTAACACAAACTACTGTACTAAAAGGTGCATTCAAAGATGACCAAAGCACAAAGAAAGAATTCTTTGATAACATCAAACTACAACAGGACTTTGCCCCTAGATGAAAATATTTTTAACTGGTAGCAGTGGATTTATTGGTATTAACTTGAAACCTTTATTAGAAAATAAAGGTTTCGAAGTTTACTGCCTACTTAATGATCTAATGAATTTTGATGCGGTATCTGATGAGATTTTACTCGCCCAACCAGACATCATAGTTCATTTAGCTGCAAGAACTGAGGTTGAAAAAAGTTTTTACGAACAAATTACTTTTAGTCAGATCAATTATGTAGGCAGCGTAAATCTAATCGAAGCAGCCAGCAAAGTTAAAAATCTCAAAAACTTTGTGTTTGCCAGTACTATGGAAGTCTACGGTTGGCAACCAATCAGCGATGAGATCAAACATAACGGGGTTCCTAAAGAATTTGTAGTATTTGACGAATGCACAGAACCTCATCCCAATGCTCCATATGCTGTAGCAAAATATGGAGTGGAAAAATATTTAGAGTATATGCATCGCAGTTGCGACTTTCCATTTACTGCTATTAGACAGACAAATAGTTATGGAAGACATGATAACGATTTTTTTATTACAGAACAAATCATAACACAGATGTTAAAAAATAAAGATGAAATATTCTTAGGTTATTCTGAACCTTATAGAAACTTCATTTACATCGACGACCTTCTGGATGCATGGATGACTTGTATAGAAAATTCTAAATTAGTAAATGATGGAAAAATTTTTACACTAGGTCCAAAAAATCCTATTAAAATTTCAGAATATGCTGACATGATAGCTAATATTTTAAATTGGGAGGGTCGCATTCATTGGAATACTAAACCAAAGCGTCAAGGAGAAATCTTTTATCTTTGTAGCGATCATAATCTAATAACCAAGACGACAGGATGGTATCCTAAAATAAATTTAGAAGACGGCATCAGAACTACTATAAATTTTTGGAAAGAAAAATTAAACATAGTCTAAAAAATCATATGAAAATTGTTCCACTCGAAGACAACTTAATGGTTCAACAGCAGTTGCCTGCAAAAAACATTCGCCATCAACAATGGCAACATATGGTGGCTGTAATTATGCTCAATCAAACTGGAAGAAAGGTGGTCAAATATGTACTGCCTCTTTTTTTAGAACGTTGGCCTACTCCTAATAAATTTTTGTTTGCAACTGATGATGAAGTGAAAGAAGTCATTTGGCCTTTGGGTATGTATAATGTCCGTTTTCAAAGACTCAAGAGAATGACCGCTGATTTCTTGACTTGGGACGGCAATGATGCTACAATATTATATGGTATAGGGAAATACGGTAGCGACAGTTATGAAATCTTTTTCAAACAAAACTACACTGTAGAACCTACAGATAAAGAATTACAAAGATATCTAAAAGAGGAGATATTATGTTAACTTTAGAAGACACATACAATCTGATTCAAGAATTAAACGAAGAAGCACATAACTTATCTTGGGATACTTGGATTCAAGCTGACGAACTAATGGAATCCGATGACGAAAATGATTGGGAGGCCGCTGAAGAACTTAGAGAAGAAGCCTCAATAGAACAGGCAAGTTATTTTAGAGATTCTTACTATGAGCTTGATGCAGAACAACAAGACAGTATTAAACATTGGCTATCTAACAACGAATCTTTCAAAGAAGAATTTTCAGTGTGGTTTGGTGAAAAAGAATTTGAAAACAAGTTTGGCGAAGAATAATGTTCCTGAAGCTTCTAGAAAAAATAGGTCGTAAACGTATCATCATGGATAGGATGAGTGACGAACCTTATCTTGAACGCTACTATCTTTTCTTGAAGGAACGTGAACACTTTCCGTTTAATGTTTTCTTACACAAGTTCCTAAAAGGCGATCCAGACGATCTTCATGATCATCCTTGGCCTTATGCTACATTGATTTTAAAAGGTGGCTATTGGGAAACAACGCCCGAAGGTCGTTTTTGGAGAGGTCCTGGACATTTTAGAACCTGTAGTGCTGAGAGCTATCATAGAATTGAACTAGAATCAGGTGTAGATTGTTGGACTTTGTTTATGCCTGGTCCTCATCGTCGTGAATGGGGATTTGATGTCAACGGTCGTTGGGTACAACACGAACAATACCTTAAGGAAAGATATGAACAAGCGCATAATTAATCAACAAGAACTAACAGGCCTAGTGAATAAAATATGTAGAGATATTTTAGTTAGCAAATGGGAACCGGATTACATAGTAGGAATTACTCGTGGCGGACTGATTCCATCTGTAATGATTAGTCAATATTTAGACGTTCCGATGCATGCGTTAGGAGTTAGCCTTAGAGATGGAAGTGGCGGAGAAAGTAATCTTTGGATGGCTAGCGATGCTTTCGGTCATACTACTAACGAAAGATTTATTGAAGATGAACACAACATAGGCAGCATTTTATCTGCTGCTAGCGATATATTAGAATCTGGAACTTATACTAATATTTTACTAGTTGATGATATTAACGATACCGGCGCTACTTTTAATTGGATTATGGAAGATTGGAAATCTGGTTGTTTTCCAGACAGTCCGACATGGGATGAAGTATGGAATCAAAATGTTAAATTTGCTGTGGTAGTTGATAATTTATCTAGTCAATGTAATGTAAAAATGAATTTTGTTGGTATGGAAATCAACAAAGCAGAAAACGATGAATGGATCGATTTTCCTTGGGAGGAATGGTGGACAAAATGAAAGACACAGTAAAAGTAATGCTAGCTCAACCTTCATTTATTGAAGATTCAAAAGCACCGTGGACTGAACTTGTAGAAGAAGATTATCATGTCAAAGTATTCAGAGACATCTATCCGGTGACAGAAGGTCATTTATTATTTGTACCTAAATATAATACTGTGTCTGTATTAATGGACTGTTTTGAAGCTGCTATCACGGACGGTATGAACAGAGTTCAAAAGGGAGAATGGGATGGGTTTAATGTAGGCCTTAATTACGGCCCTGCTGCTGGTCAAACGGTTGAATGGCCTCACGTTCATCTAATCCCTAGACGCAAAGGCGACATGGAAGATCCCACTGGCGGGGTACGTCATGTTATTCCCGAAAAAGGTAATTATCGAAAATGGTAGAAATACAAGTTCCGTGGACTGGGTATCAGAGCAATATCTGGTGGAATGAGATATGTGCCGACATCGTAAACCATTTTGGATTACCCGGTGGTAGATACACAACAGAAGTTAGCGTGAATAGCATGAATTTCTTTTTTAAAGATGAAAAAGATGCATTAATGTGTAAAATTTTAGTCAGCCATAAAATATGAAATCTAAAATGCTACTGATAATAATATTAATCCTTTTAATGATAATATTATTATCAAGCGATTTTGCAGGTCAAAGAAAAATATATGACTGCAATTATTCTGAAATAAATCCAGACTTTCCTCAAGATGTAAAAGACGAATGTCGTAGACTTAGACACGAACAATGGGAACAGGAAAAAGAATGGTATCATCCGAAAAAAATCATACGAACATGAAAAGATGGACATTAAATGTAGAAGAAGATCCGGACACGGGCGACGGTATACTTACGTTTCCTTCGGACTTATTACAGGAAGCTGGATGGAAAGAAGGTGATACATTAGTATGGACTGATCAAGGTGATGGATCTTGGACTCTATCTAAAAGTAAATAGATTTATGATAAAACAAGGACATGTTATCCCTTTTTGGAATAATAAACATACATTACTTACATATAAAGAAAAATATTTTAATGACCCGACAATGATAGACCAATGGGTCGCTGCAGGATATAAGGGAAATTTTGGCGGTGGCACTTATGATATGCAAAAGAAAATGCCCAACTGGGCTACACCTTTTTTTTCTATATTTTCGGGAAAAAATGTTAGCATAACTTTTTTTAAAATGAAGATTTCAGATATTCTTCCAACTCATGTTGATACGTACCAAAGATACATAAAAATTAACAATATAGAAAATCCTCATACAATTAAAAGAGCTATTATTTTTTTAGATGATTGGAAACCTGGACACATTTTCGAAATAGAAAATCAACCTATAACATCTTGGAAGGCGGGTGATTTTGTGTTATGGAACTATGGTGCTCCTCATATGGCAGCAAACATCGGAATAGAGCCACGATATACTTTACAAATAACTTTTGTAGACAATATATGAACTCAGAGCACAATTTATATTATAGAAATTTTCCTAGGCAAGTATCTAAGTCTATTAAAATAAGGACATATCTAGGATCACAAAAATTCGTAGAAAAACTGTTAATAGACAACAAACCTAGTTATTTTTACAACGGTTTAAATAACATCTATAAATTAGAAAATCAAATTCTTACCAAACGAGAAAAAGAATTTTTAAACAATACGGGAGTGGATATATATCTTTTAGAACCATTATGTTATCGATCTGCCGATTCTCATAATTGTGAATATTACAGCGAATTTGTCGGTAATGAAAAAATTAGTTCTATAAAATCTAATGAATTAGATTGTATTAAAAAATTTGTAATTGAAAATAATTTAAAAAATATTAGAATTTTTACCTGCGATTACAATGTAAAATTATTAAACGAAACTTATCCAGAACTTAATCTTAATTGTTATGATCTTACTATTCGACACCTAGGATATAATATTCAGAATAAAATAGAAAACAATAAAAAAGAAATCAAAAGAAAGTTCTGGTCCTCTCATAGAAGATATACTTTACATAGACATTTATTAATTTCTTATCTAGCATCCATGGACGGTGTATATGGTTGGAATTTTATATGTAATGAAAAATCATTATTAGAAAATCCATGGTTTAATTTTTCTAATTTGGATACAATAACATATCAAAAAATAATAGTCGGAAACAACAAATTAAATGATTCAACATCAATTATCGACAATGAATTTCCTCCAGAAAATGTAAACAAATATACCCAGAGCGTATCGGGAATGGGAACTATTTACAAATGGCATAATGATAAATTTTTAGATAGTTTAGATGAATGCTTTTGTGCAATCGTTGGAGAGACTAGGTACGCACAACCTTTCACGAATATAAGCGAAAAAACGTTTCATCCAATATTTAAAAAAACTCCTTTTATATTAGGGTCAACTGTTCGAAGTCTAGAATATCTTAAAAAATTAAATTTTAAAACTTTTGATAGATGGTGGGACGAAAGCTATGATCAAGAGGAAAATAATGAAAAACGAATGATTAAGATTTTTGAAATCATTGAATTTATAAACAATAAAAATATTAAAGAACTTCAAAATATCTACGAGGATATGCAAGAAGTTTTAGATCATAATTTTGATATTTTAAAAACATTGTCAACAAATAGAACTATCTTATTATGAACGATATTGTTAGACGATTTGAATTAGAAATATCTAAATTTTATAACGCACCATATGCTGTGGCCGTTGACAGTTGTACTCATGCGATAGAATTATCTCTACGATATACAAAAATTAAAAAAACATCATGTCCGGCACATACTTATATTTCGATTCCGTTCATATTTGAAAAATTAAATTTAAAGTGGTCTTTTGAAAATTATTATTGGGAAGATTATTATTTTTTAGGAGAATCCAATATAGTAGATGCTGCCGTTTATTGGCAGAGAAACGGTTATATTCAAAATACGTTTATGTGTTTAAGTTTTCAATATCAAAAACATCTAAGTCTAAGCAGAGGAGGTATGATACTCTGCGACAAAGAACATGATTATAGTATATTAAAGAAAATGAGTTACGACGGACGGATGTCCGGTATTCCTTGGAGGCAACAAAATATCGATACTATGGGATTTCATTATTATATGACTCCGGAAACTGCAGAGATAGGTCTAAAAAAATTTTCTGAAGTGGCGGACAAAGATCCAAAAAAATGGAAATCGACTGAGTATCCATACCTGCCGGATATGAAAATTTTTAATAAATTAAACAATGGTGTTGTTCTTTCAAAGAAAAGAGTGTAAACTAAACTATGGAAAAAATTAAATTAGCAGAGCTGTTTTACAGCATACAAGGTGAGGGTAGATATATGGGAGTTCCCAGCGTGTTCCTTAGAACATTTGGCTGTAATTTCAAATGTGCTGGTTTTGGTATGCCGAAAGGCGAATCTACAAGAGAAGTAGAACCGATCGCTGCCAATGTTCATTTATATAAAACATACGAAGAACTCCCATTGGTATCTACAGGATGCGACAGTTATGCTTCCTGGCATCCTGCATTTAAACATCTTAGTCCGTTTTATACTCCAGACGAAATCGTAGAGAATATTATGGAAATTCTTCCGTATGGTCGATGGGAAGATGAACATCTAGTTATCACCGGGGGAGAGCCCTTATTGAAATGGCAGAACATTTATCCGGAATTATTAAATCATTCTAAGATGAAATCACTTAGAGAAATTACGTTTGAAACAAATGGCACACAAGAACTAACTCCCGAATTTAAAAAATATCTTATGCATTGGGGATTTAAAACAAGAGGATATCATAAACTAACCTTTTCTGTCAGTGCTAAACTAAGTTGCAGCGGTGAAGAAAGACATGTAGCTATACGTCCGGACATTATTAGACAATACGAAGAAGTGGGATACACGTATCTAAAATTTGTTATTGCCACAGAAGAAGATGCTGAAGAAGCATTAGAAACTATTGATGTGTATCGTGCTGAAGGATTTGCAGGTCCAATATATTTAATGCCTGTGGGGGGTGTTGAAAGTGTTTACACATTAAATAATCGTCGTGTAGCAGAATTGGCAATGAAGAATGGGCTAAGATATAGTGATAGATTACAGGTACCGTTGTTTAAGAATGAGTGGGGAACTTAATGAAAATTATTAAAAAACTTTTTGGTATAGACAAATTAGAAGCCAACATAGCAGAAATGCAGGCCAAAGAAAAAGAAGCGATTGAACAATTGGCTTTCAATCAAAGAGAAGCTGAACGGGCTAGACAAGATGCAGAAGAAGCCAAATTAAATCCAAAAGAGAGAGCTACTCGTAAGAAAGAACCGTGGATTGGTGTTTTAAATACTCATGTAAACAAAGAAAATATTAGAAACGGGTTCTTTGAGCTTGACTGGAATGAGTATTTTGTGCTACAATTAAAACAAGAAGGTTATGGTGCAGACGGCGATAAAGATGAAGAAATTGTTGATCGTTGGTTCCGTGAGCTTTGCGCCAATGTTGTAGTAGATGGCGATTATGGTGGTCCTGTGCAAACTGGATCTTTGGACATACAAAATGTAAAGAAGACCAATCAATGACATATATTCTAGTTGATACTGCTAACACGTTCTTTCGTGCTAGACACGTTATTAACGGTGATGCTGATATCAAACTTGGCATGGCATTCCATATCACCCTTAATTCTATACGCAAAGCGTGGCAGCAGTTCAATGGCATTCACGTTATCTTCTGTTTAGAAGGTAGATCTTGGCGCAAAGACTATTATGCTCCGTATAAGCGTAATCGTGCAGAATCACGTGCTGCGCTCAACGAGCGAGAGCAAGAAGAAGATCGTGTATTCTGGGAAGCCTTTGACACGTTCAAAGAATTCATCACAGATAGAACCAACTGTACTGTACTGCGCAACGAACAGTTAGAAGCAGACGATCTCATTGCAGGCTGGATCCAAAGTCATCCAAATGACGATCACGTGATCATCTCCACAGACACAGATTTCGTTCAGCTTATCGCACCCAATGTAAAACAGTATAACGGAGTGATGGAACATACGATCACACACGAAGGAATTTTTGATGACAAAGGTAAATCAGTCATCGATAAAAAGACCAAAGAACCTAAAGCCGCACCAAACCCAGAATGGCTCCTGTTTGAAAAATGTATGCGTGGTGATACCAGTGATAATGTCTTCTCAGCGTATCCAGGTGTTCGCACTAGAGGCACAAGCAAAAAAGTGGGTCTTATGGAAGCGTTCGAAGACCGTGGCACCAAAGGATTTGCGTGGAACAATCTCATGCTTCAGAGATGGACTGACCACGAGGGTATAGAACATCGAGTGTTAGAAGATTATGAACGTAATCGTAGATTAATCGATCTCTCATATCAACCAGATCATATTAAAGGTATTATTTCAAAGACCATTAGTGAAGCTATTTCTACAAATAAAAATATTAATCAGGTCGGAGTAAAACTCATGAAGTTCTGCGGCCTTTATGATCTTAAAAAGATTTCAGAACAGGCTCAGAGTTATGCTGAACCATTAAATGCAAGGTACACACTATGACAGAGATTCATGCAAAACCAATTATTGATAATAAATTTTGGATTGTTGAAAAGGACGGAGAAAAGTTTGCCACGCTGAGAAAAAATGAGGACAATCGATTCGTAATGAGTAATGACAGCGGTGTACAGATTTATGACAACAAAGAAAGTCTTACTAAACAGTTTGGAAAACATTTTTTTACAGTTAAGATTGTAAAAGAATCTATAAATTCATTGCCCAACGAAGTTCATGGATATCCTACTAGTTGCGATCCTCATAATGCGATGTTTGATATTAGAAAAAAATTACCACTATTCACAAAAAGTGAAGATTCAAAAAGTTTATATTGTGCAGGATATTATACAATTAAGTTTGATAAAGGATGGGTTAAAAGTTTTTGTCCAAAAAAAATAACCTTAGAAAGATATCCTTATAGGGGTCCGTTCAAAACAGAATTAGAAATGAAACAGGTATTAACAAATGTTTCAAAATAAAATTCCAGATACATTGCCCACTATTGAAAAATTGATAACTCGAATATCAATGGCTGAAAGAAGTCAACAAAAAGAAATTCGCATTACCATTCAAGAAGCGAGAGATTTAACGTCCGAACTAGCTTTACTCACTAGTAAATTAGGTGGTACAGTTAAGGAAATACATGAACTTTTACATGAAATTAAGATGTCAACTACGCAAATAGATGTTAAATTCGACGGAGGTCAATTCTAATCGGCATAAATATATACGTGGTTAATTAGGAAACACGTATAAATGAGTAGACCGAAGCCAAAGATTCTTTTAGAGTACGCTAATAAAGAAACTTATAAAGTAGAACAAATTTTGGAAAGTGATGCCATATGGGCTGTGTTTTTCAAAGGTCAGCCTTTTAATCTCAAAAGTGGTTCTCTTGTATCAAGCTATCCAGGCCCTAAATATAAAAAAGTAAGTTTTTCAAATCCGGGTCATGCCTATAATCTAGCAAAAAAGTTAAACAAATTGTTTAAATGTCAAGACTTCGCAGTGTATAAATTGACCTCCGGCGAAGAGGTAAAATAAATGGACATTAAGGATACCTACACTAAGGTATTCTTGCAGGCTGCAAACATAGATATATCAGACGAAAAAAAAGTAAAAGAATATAAAGCAGCTTGGTGGTGGAGTTTTAGAAATAAACACAATGGTGGACTTCGACTTACCGAACAGGCAATTAATTTTATAGAAGAATATTCTAAGATCAAGACCTATAAGATTGATTTCCCTAATGAGTTTTCCTATACCGCTCAAATCTTAATTTGGCTAGACCAATACTTAGATACCCCTTATTTCATAGACAAAAAATACATAATTGTATTACGAGAAAAATCAGCATTTGAGTTATATCTATTTTCTGGCGATATAAGAAAATTAGGTCATAATAAAGCTACTAATAAACTTCTTAATCAAGAATCAAGTCTGTAATTAACGCAGTACATAAATATTTTCACTATGTTCGATCTAAATCCTAAAGATGTGCTAAATCAAAGAAAACTTGGATTTATGCCGCCTCATTTTTCAAAAATTAAAATAGCGGACAACGAATTCTTTGATGGAGTCGAAGAATGGGTGAAGACCAAATTAAAGGGAAGATATTGCATTGTAAGATATCCAAACTTAGATCAAAATTCTTCTTTACGTTCGTCATATTGTTTAGGTCTTGAAGATCAAAAAGAACTTACATTTTTTATGTTAGCATGTCCACATTTAAGGAGAAATTAATGACAGAAGAAGTTAAAACTCAACAAGAACCAGTTGACACAACTCAGACAGCAGATGCTGCACAACCAGCACCTGCAGGTCCTGATTTAAATGTTAGCGATTTAGTTGCTTTAAAAAACATCATAGAGATCGCAACACAAAGAGGTGCATTTAAAGCAGCTGAACTAGAAGCAGTTGGAAAAACATTTAACAAACTTAATATGTTTTTAGATGCAGTAGCTAAAAAGGAGTCGTAAAATGGCTGAACCATTAAAACACGTGGGCAGGATGGGAAATACTGGAGCAAAAGTTTTGGTTGTCTTTAGAACTTTACCGGGAGAATCTAATCAGGCATTAGTGTTGCCTGTAGCCCAACTACCGGATTCTTATCATGATTCTATTATGACTTTAGTGGAAACTGATCAAGCACAAGAAGCTTTTGAGTTAGGAGAAATTATGTTTATAAGAACTTTCCCTGATGGCAGACCTATGCTTCAAGCTATGCAAGCAGATAATCGTTTGCAAAAAGTTCCAACAGATACTGTGCTAATGACTCCCACAACTAATAACAGCATCGTACTTTCTGATTTAAATTCTTTGATTGCAGAACAAAAGAACTGTGCTATAGATGATCTTTATACATTTGTAAAAGGTGCTCCGTCTAAAGAGCAAATTTCACAAAATAAAGAAATAACTGCTATTGAAGAAAAAGAAATCACAGTACAAGCAGAAAACAATCCATTGACAGATAAAGATCTAGCTAAATCTTATCGAAGCCAAGCAGACTCTATGTATAAAGAAGCGGCTAGACTACGAAAACAAGCAGATGAGTTAGATCCTCCTAAAAAGAAGATTTCTGTAAAAGATAATCCAGAAGCAGAAAAACTAGTCGCAGAGAATGCCTAAGCCTTTGTTTAAACCGCCCAGGCATCTAGTTAAAGAATGGCCTGAAGTATTTGAAGATCTTTATATGAATACTATGCCTGTGGCGTATTTAGACTTAGTTCATCTAGAATTTGAAGATGGAAGAATCTGGGAAATAAATGTCAGAGCTGAATTAGAAAAAAGTGATGCTGATTCTATAGCTGGTATTTTATTGAGTACTCTTCAAGAATATAAAAACGAAATAAAAAAAATTGATTTTAAAGTAGATGTCAAAAGATTAAAAAAAGACATTGGCAATTCTACAAAAGATCTTCTTTAAAATTAAATTTAATGTTTCTATGTTTTTCAAAAAATTCTATTTTTTCTAAACACATTTTCCATAATTTAGGATTACCGGAAGTAGTTGTAATTTTTCCTAAATAACTTCTTAGCATATCTAGTCTTTGAGTATCTTTCCATAAAGACAGATAGGCTTCATTTTTATTTTCCCATTCTTTAAATTTTTCTAAAGATTTTTGTTTAATCTCTAATGGAAGATTTACAGCATCGATCCAATTTGGAGAATATACATAGTTAAACATAGGATATGGTTCTATAGACGGTAATTTAGAAGAAATTTCTTTCATCCAATCTAAAAATTCATTAACATATAAACAATTTAATGAATTAAATGTTGAATGTATTTGAATAGAGATATTAGATTGTTTTTGCGCTATTTCATTTACTAATTCTAAATTAGAAATTAGTTTATCCCATTTCATTGGAAATCTAATAAATTCATTTAATTCTTTATATGCATCAACACTTGCGCACAGATATACCTTTTTAAATTCTTTCCAACACTCTAGAATTTCGCTAGGTACTTTAGTTAAATTTGAATTATAACTTAAAATAATATTTTTAGATACACCCAATTCTATAAATTTTTTCAAGAATTCTTGATGTTCAATTATTAAAGGTTCGCCACCGACAATATGTATTCTTTGCACTTTACTAATATATTGATATAGTTTTTCAAATTGTCGATGATCTTCGAACCAATCAAGTTTAATTAATCTATCATATTCCTTCATACCAATTTGATTGGTCTCTAACTGCTCCTTAAGAAATAAAGTACTGTTATATCCGTTGCACATAACACACTTTAGATTACATCGATTTCCAAATGTAATATCCAAATATAAAAATTCTGTATCTTTTATTACTCCGTTAGTATCACATTTTGATATCCAGTATTCCTCATCAGTCATTGAATTAAAACTTTCATTGAACCATTGTCTCCAAGAAATTTTTCCTTGATCTTCAATCTCCCAACATTTTTTACAACTAGGATGACGTTTATCCTCGATCATAAATTTTCTAACTTTTCTATGAAAAGAATTATTAAAATTATCCAAAACATCAAACTTAGGATCAGAAAAGTTTTTATTTTTTTGCACTTCATTCCATCCATCATTATTACAACAAATTCTTTGCTTACCTTGATTGTCAAGGCTAAATGCTGCAAATGGATATAGACAAAAGTTTTTTCTTTTCATTTTTCTTTAGTTATTAAAATATCTGTGCCGCAATGGCAGTAATCTTTTTGACATATAATAGATTCGGAATTTATTTCAAATTTATGAAATATATTTCCGAGGATCGGACCTTGTCCGCAACTAGCCGCTCTCATTGTACCAGATGGTGAAATAAAGATTGATTCATTTACTTTGCATTTCCATCCTTTGAAAAAATTCCTGTTTTCAGCTACTAATCGATTACTATTTAATAATTTTTTAGATCCGTCATCGTAGTTTTCAATAGATGCAAAAGACAATTTTATATTTGGTTTTTTAACAGTAATCTTAGTTTCGAAATTATTTTTATTTAAAAATTCTGTAATTTTGGGATCTTTATATTCCCACGGAACAGCACCAATACTCATTTCTTTCAATAACGGAACCCATTCTAAATTATAATTTTTTAATTTTTCTTTTATCTCGTTGCCTAAAGAAACCATGTCTTCAAATTTTTCTTCCAGCATCATCATCCTAAGACAGAGGTAATTTATCTTATCTTGTAAAAATTCTGCGATCTCAAAGTAATTGTTTTTATTGGCAAACTCGGGGTGATAACTAGCCACCACATCATCAAAAAGATTATAATAGTTTTTCCACCAACCTATTTTTCTGCTAAGATTTGTGTTAATTCCTAAAGTTACGTTATCTCCTAACCTTTCTTTAAAAAACTCAGACACAGGAATTAAATTTTTCCATAGCGTAGGTTCGCCTCCACTATAAAAAACTTTAAAATTAACATAATTTCTAGATTTATAATAACTTATTACATCACTTAAATTTGATAATAATATGTCTAAACCGTGTTCGTTGGTGTGCTTTCCGTTCCAGTTTCCTTCATTACAATACGAACATCTGTAATTACAAAGATTATTAACTTGCCATGTTATAGAAACGTATGGATCTTTCTCGGGTGTTATTGATATTAGATTAGGCATACTAACTCCGGAAATGAGTTTGAAAAATTTGTTCCTCTATGAGCATCGAGCATAGAGTTAAATTTTAAAAATTCTTGTATACTACTATTTCCATTATCGGTGGCAGTATAGTAATCATATAATCTTTGAAATACATCTTCGCTGACAAACATCTTTAAAGATTCTAAATTTTTCACAGTATTTTTAATTTGCTCTAATACATTTTTTCGAATATTTAGAGACCATACCTGTGTTCTCATATAGTTAGGATTATCTAAAAATATAGGATACCAAGACACATAACGATACCTAGAAATTTCATTGATATATTTTAAAATATCTGATATAGAATATAGATTATAAGCACTTACCACTGTATAAAATACTATCTTGATATTATTCAAATCTAATATACTTTTAACATTATTATGAAACTCATTCCAATTGACTGGATATCGAATATAGTTAGCTTGATCTCCAATGCCGTCAATGCTGATCTGTATCTCATTATTTGGAAACTGTTTTATTAATTCTAAAAGCTCACTGTCTGCAACTGTTCCGTTGGTAGTAAAACTTACAAAACAATTTGTATTACCTGTTTTTATTAATTCGTGCAGTAAATTTCGATTCTCTTTTATTAAGGTAGGCTCGCCACCTGTTAAATAAATTCTTCCTAGATTTCCAGCAACGCTATCGATATTATTCTTATAAGTATCATTCTTAAACCATTTATTAATTTCACGAGGAATATTTAATTCCGAATTCCATAAAGAATGCAATTTACTATCCTTGGCTTCTTTAGAAAGTATGTTTATACGTTCTTCATTTACTTTACTAGAACTATACCCCCAACACGAATTACATGACAAATTACAGGTATTTCCTAATCTTAATTCGAGGCTGGTTAAATTGGACAACGGTACTTGATCCTTGATTAGAAATTCGTTAACTGAATGTACGATCTTTCTTTCTGACATATATTTTCTATTAGATTCAATCCGACTGCTACTACCAGTTAATTGTTCATGCCGATAACAATCTTTACATTCGTTTACTTCTTCTCCCATTAACATTTTTAATCTTACATTAGATAAATGAGAACTATTCCATATATTTTCTATGTTATCGATACCTAGATTAAAATCTGTTTGATCAGATTTTTTTATATGAGAATTATCTCTTATATTGCAGCACAGTTTTACACTACCATCGGTGTTGCTGTTCAAATTAAAAAAAGGAAATACACAGAACGTCTTTGAATTCATTGAAGGAATTCTTAAATGATCTTCGAGCTCCGGAAATATTTCATATATTTTTTCATCTCTTATATTATCTACAGAATCATTAACATAAGAAAACTTTTCTAATAATTTATATTTTGACTCAGGTTCTGTTTTAAGAAAATTTATAACACTTTCGAACTGACTAACTATTCCGTTTGAATGCTCTACTTTTTCCTTGGTCCAGTTAATTAAATCGTACCATCTGTATATTATTAGTTCTTTATTTTCTAAAACATTTGCCTGTTGTCTTGGAGGATGTGTTAAAATGTTTAATCTTATATTGTTCGGATCTAATAAATCGGTTTCAACCCATTCTTTATAAAAATCAGGAAAATGCCATACATTAAACAAACTGATCGTAGGAGTGATATGAAATCTAACACCTGGTAATAATTTTAATTTTTTTCTATTATCAACTATGTTATTCCAAACAGTGCCCTTGCGAATATATTCAGCTCTTTTACCAGAGGCATCTAAGCTGGCATAAATTTCTATATTTTTAAATTTACTCCAAATATCAAATAAATCTATCTGTTTATACTTCAAAGTAGATAAGTTAGTGGTATACATTATTTTTACATCAAATTTTTCAAGTTCTATTAACTTAAACAATGCAGCGTAATGTTCTTCTTGCATCAAAGCTTCGCCGCCGGCGAACACTATTTCTTCAGCAGTTTCTAATGCTTGTTCATAATATTGCCAAAATTTATCTCTAGGAATCTGTATTATTCCCGGATCTGGTTGATTTTTAAGTAATGGTATCTCTGGTCCCCATTTGCTACTAAGTTCGGGTCCGCAGGTCCTACATTTAAAATTACAAATATTGCTAAATCTAATATCTAAATATCTAACCTCGCTCATTGTTAATTTATTGGAATCGATAATCGGCTTTATGTGATGAGCAAAACTAAAATTAGTAGTTTTACGTAATGTTTGAATTCCAGATTCCTCTAATTGATAACATCTATTACAGCCTTCGGGTTTTTGACCGTTTATCAACTCTTCTCTTAATTTTTTATAATTTTCATTATTAACTAGATCCTCGATGTTCTCTTTATTGATATTCCCTAAAGGTTTATGAGAATCATACATACAACACGGAAATACAGAACCGTCTGGCCAAGCGTGGATTCCAATCCACGGCTGAATACAAAATGTATCTTCGTTCATATGTGTTGTTTTCTTTTTTAAAAAATTTGTCATAAATCTATTGTTCTAAACATTCCATATAGAAATCTTTTAAAGTTGGAAAAGTTTTTATAAAATCGGTTCCTCGTCGACGATCATATTCTGTAAACCATCGATAAAAATCTTTTTTTCCTTCATATAACTTGTCTTCAGAATATGATGTTGTTTCCATATATTTTACAAGTCTTTTAATTTTTTCTAATTCTAATAATCCAAATTTTGTTTTATCAAGGTCTACTACATTATTTTCAACGAATTTAAGATTTTCTTGCATTATGGGAACAAATTTATCTTTAGGCAGTATATTAATATCATATTGTAAAGGTTCTTTTAAATACGGAACATCAAATCTTATATTTCTAAATCTTTCATGTTCTGGATCTCTATACTTTATATATTTTGTTCTCCATTCTAAAATCTTTTCTAATAATTTTTTAAAATTAGGAATACTTAAAATATTAACTGTTATCATTAAACTTACAGGACTGCAAGTTGTTGTAATATAAGTTTCGAGATTTTTTTCCCATACTGTTAAGTCTAACCCAGTTCGAATATATTCAGCCTGCGGTCCCCATGTATCTATACTAGTAAAAAGTTGAAAGCTTTTGATACATTTATTATCTTTGAGATATTTGATCTTTTCTGACAATCTTTCAACTAAAATAGGTTTGACTCCGAGATTGCTGTTTATGTTTAATTCTAACTCTGGACGTGGATTCACTGCTAATTCATCTAACAACTTCCACGTACTCTGTTGCAATAATGGTTCACCGCCCGTGATTCTTAAAATTGTAAGGGTCTTACTTACTTCGGGCCACCAACGCCACCATGCATCAACATATGGATTATTTTCTTCTTCATAAATTTTAAACCAATCTATATCATTCCTATGGTGTTTGACCATATGATAGGGGCCATGATCTTTTATTTCTTTGTAATAACTGCTGCTATGTTTGGGATGACAATAACCGCATTTGAAATTACATTCATTACCGAAGCTAACTTCAATGTACTGAGGATTAACATTCATATCCCACTCCCCGTCTTTAATTTGTTGATATCTCTCGGGAGTGAATATAGATGCATTTCTTTCTTTTCGATCGCTAATATAGTCTTCACCTAAATTCTCTATATTCCAACAATATTGACAACCAGATGGTTTACCTCCATTCAGCATTTCAAGACGCTCCATCTTTTTTTGACTTGTATTATGTAATGAACTAGGATCAATAGAAATTTCGTCTAAAGGAATTTTATGAGGAGCTGGATGATAGCAACTATGAGTTTCTCCAGTTTGAAGATATATAGTCGTATGATGCCATTTAGCCAAACAGAATGTTGGACTAATTTCATTCATTATAGGAATAAATTTTTTAATTCTTTCTATATCGTTCACAAAATTGTTCCTCTAACCATTTAAAATCATTGATCTTTCTTAATTCATCAATATTGCCTCTATTGAATAAGCCGTATTCTTTTCCAGTCAATGCTCCATCTATTGCATATTCGCCGAACAGTTTATCTGAGCCTGCTGTACACCATATATCTAATCTTTCTTCAGATTCTTTATCTATTTGACCTTGTATAGATCTAGAAGCTAGTTTTACACATTCTCTAAAAGCAGATCTCCATGTTGTAAAGCCATCGGTATTAAATCCCGTGATATTGGAAGTCGTTGGCATTGGTTTAAAAGATGAGGATATGCTAGTAGTCATGTCTGGTTTAGTCATATCCATGTTCATAGTCAGCTTCGTCGGTAATAATTTTACACCACCATAACCGTATTCTAAATCATTTATGGGATTTCGACTCCGCCACACATGCACAGTATTTTGATCCCATATAGCTACCTGATGTTCAAATTTAAAACCATCTACAATTTGAGCATCACCGTCGACTACCCAAAACATTTTAGTGTTAGATAAAGCTGCTGCTTTTATGTGTGCATTATGAATTCCGGTAATTCCATGCACTCTCTTAACATCTGGATACTTAGATTTAAGTGCTACAAAATTTTCATCTGCATTAGGTTCCTGGTAGCTAATAAAAACGATATCAAATTTCTTAGGAATACTCGAGTCTATATCAACTTCAACTTTATCTGTAAAAAATCTAAATTCTATTTCTTTTCTAGAATATACGGTTTTCTTAGGCATTAAACAAATGCCGTCGTAATAATTTTTATTTTTAAAAACGTGAACCAAATGTTGATTATAAGTGGGCACTTGATAATCAAATTTAAAAGTTGACAATATTTCTAAATCATTCCAGACTGCCCAGAACATATCGCTCCGGCACTCATTTTCTGCTTTAAGATATTCTTCATAGTCATTAATATAGAAAATATCAAAAGTCTTAGGATCGCTCAAATTCTTGTCAACTTCTATTTTATCTATAAAAAATCTAAACTCTATTTCTTTTCTAGAATAAATTTTAGATTTTGGCAACAGGCAAATGCCGTCGTAATAATTTTTATTTTTAAAAACGTGAACCAAATGTTGATTATAAGTGGGCACTTGATAATCGAATTTAAAATCTTTTTTAACTTCTATGTTATCCCAAACAGCCCAGAACATGTTAGTTTTAGAATTGCCGACTGCCGTCAGATAGTCGTCATAAGACTTTAAATTGTATATGTTGTATTCGAGCGGATGACTAGCTACTATATCGATTTCTTTCTTTTCAGTAAAAAATCTATGTTCAAATTCTTTTTTTGAAACTAACTTATGTTTTGGAAACAAACAAACGCCATCATAATGTTCACCGTTTTTAAACACATGATTTATATTTTTATGAAATAAATCATAATAAGGAATATAATAATTAAACTCAAAATTATCAGCTATAATAATATCATTCCATACGCACCAGAACATGTCTGTGGTCGATTTTTCAGCTGCTTGTAAATATTCTTCATAAGTGTCGATATAAAATTTATCATATGCCTTAGGAACAGATGCTTGTATATCGATTTCTTTCTTTTCAGTAAAAAATCTATGTTCAAATTCTTTTTTTGAAACTAACTTATGTTTTGGAAACAAACAAACGCCATCATAATGTTCACCGTTTTTAAACACATGAACATACATGTCATCCCATTTAGTAGCTTTATACTCTGATAGGTTGAATGACGTTAATTTTATGTCGTCCCAGATAACCCAGAACATTTTTGTAAAAGACTTTGATCGTATGTCTTCGTAAGATCGTATGTTTGTAAGCCGCTGAGCAAGAGGATACTTAGACTTTATTTCAGTCCAGTCTTTGGTATTTCCTTCGCCCTTCGAAACATAAAAAATGTCATACATTTGTTGGCACTGGCATCTTAAAATAAGTGTCGTTTAAATTCATTGTTTCATTATACAGATCTAGAGTAAATTTACTTTGCTGTGCATCAAGAAACGGCCAGTCTAGTCCTAGACCAATTTTTATTTTTTCGCCTAGATTTTTAATCTCATCTATTAGTCCGTTGCCATTTACATCTTCATAAGGTTTACCGTATTGAGAATAAATGTCTCTAAGGATTTCAAAGTCTCGAACATCAACATAATTCCATTGTGTGCAATTAGTCATCCATGTGCCTAATCTAGCACCATACACAGCATAAATTCCGTTTTCTTCGTGGACACCGACTGTTGACCACATACGCAGTCTATGGATATTATGCCACCATATACGTTCTTTGATTTCCATAGACGGAATTTTTACTCCGTCCAGTAATGTCATTTTCACTCCTTCACGAAATCCTGCTCGCCATGCCTGAAACGGAGATCCTGTAATAACACTTTCACTAAACGTTAATGGAAAATTTCTATATCCATCTTCCCAACAGAAGTCTACCTGGCCTCGATCGCTGTCTGAGTTTTCATGTGTTCGCATGTTTAGAACAAAATCTTTACGCCAGATTTTTAATCCGCCATTGCCGTAGCGCAGACCGTTAATTACATTCCAGCCGCACCAACCATAGACCTGTATCTTAGGATCTGTCATGTCTAGATCGATATTAAAAAATCTAGGATCAACAATATTATCAGCATCTACTGTAATAAACCAATCTGTTTCTGAAAGTTCTGCTGCTGCTTTGTGTGCATGATCTGATCCTTTTATGCCATGAATTCTTTTAGCCCAAGGAACTTTTGTACATAAATCAGCATAATGAACGTCTGCATTAGGTTCATCGTAGCTTAAAAATATAACATCAAATTCTATAATTTTCATTTGTATTCTATTATATAATTTTTAAATAAACGTCTAGTATAAACACTGAAGTTTTCGTATGCAAAAGGAAAAGTTTTATAATTTCCTATTAACTCATTAATAGTGCAATATATAACTTGATAAGGTACATTAGGATCATTATAATCTGTTATATAAAATATCATATTTGTATCTCCCGACCATATAATATTTCTTTTTTTATAAGGTTCTATGGGATCTTTAGTTCCACCTATTTCTTTTGATAATTCTATTTTTAAAAGATTTTTTTTCTTATGATGAGAAATATACACATCGGCATTTTTACAATCTGAAAATTTTAAAATTGGTACTCTATGTAAAACATCATCAATCTTATAAACAGATCTCGTTTGAGATATTTCTAGTGTATTTGAATTTATATCTACTACACAAGAATTGATCTGTATTTCCGATTTAATAATCGATTCGGCTAAATCGGCATCAATTGGAATCTTATGTTTTTCATTTTCAAAAGCATGAGCCGGCCCAACACTTTTAACTTTACCTGTTTCAAAGTTAAAAACTGCTACATATTCAACAGGAGGTAATTGCAAATTACTGATCCATTGATCAAAATCTTTTATTTCTTCCATAATATTTTCTCTAAGATATGAATCATTTCTTCAGTAATTTTATTTTTTTCTACGTAATGAAAAATGTCTGACTGCTGATAATTTCCTATTTTTAATTGTCCTTTTTTATTGAAATAAAATCCTACATGATCGCTCCAACAATCAGACGGCCACGGCCAGCATTGTATCATTGGTTTCATATGTACTATTCTTGGAAATTCTAAAGGATATGCTATTTCGTCTTCGATTCCTAATATTTTTGCACTCAGAGCAAATGCCTCGTCAGTTCCCATTATTTTTGGTTTATATTCTGATAAAAATAAATTAGTAAATTCTATTGGATTATTAGTTATGTCTCTTGCTAGATCAAAAAATTTATTTGCTAATTTACTGTCCTTTTTATAAAAGGTAAACATAGAATATAAATTTGGTAAATTGTTTTTTATAAATGCTTTTCTATAGTAAGGATCATAAATTAATTCTCCCCTATATGTATAACATTTATTAGCAACATATAATTCACAATTCTCAAGAAAATAATCTATCCAATGACTATAATCTCTTAAAAAAAGCATGTCTACATCAAGACATATTGTAGCGTCAAATGGACTTAATTGATCCATCCAACTTCTTCCATTCCATCCGATTTGTTCATTCCACTCTATTATATGATCAAACACCCAATGACTTTTTAATTTTATATTTGCTTTTTTATCTATTATTAAAGCGACCTGATCATATCCAGGTCTCTGGGTATTTTTAATACTTAGAGCCAGTGCATATGCTAATTTTAAATAATCTGTATTTTCGTTAGATGAAACTACTAGTAAATATCCGAATTTCATATTAATTTCAATAACTTATCTTTATTTCTGACTATACTTTGCTTGTTCATTATATGAATATCAACTCCCGATATAGATGCTAGACAATAATCTGAATCTAATCTTGGCGTTATCAACGCTTGTAAATTATTTGATTTTACATCAAATAATATATCTTTATCTAATAATGTCAAAATTGGAGGTAAATCTCCTGATTGACTTTCTTCAAATCCATTTAATATGTGTTTGGCTATACTAAAAGCAATATCATTTCTATACTGTCTCTCATCAAATCTAAAAGTGTCTGCAAAATATTGATAATTGTTTTTTATAGTGTTTACTAGATCAAAAAATATTTTACTATTTTGATTCTTAGTGAACATCACAGTTGTAGCCCAATACAATTTAACCCCGACATCTGAAATGAACTTATCGTGATATCCCAACCTTGAATCCGCATATATGTCATTGATCGAATTTCCTAACATTACATCTATTTCAACATTCCAATATTGAGATAATCTGTTTGAAAATATTAAAAAATCGCTGTCTATTAATAATGTACGATCGTAAGGAGTTAGATCCCAAGCAGAGCATCTATTTGTATTAATAAAAGAAACAGTTTCATTATCGGTTCCATCATATAATCTTCTACTATTATAATCGTCGGGTCTTTCGACGACAATGATATTTTCAAATGTATCTTTTGTTTGTTCGTATATGTTTGAAAGTTTCATCCATTCTATTGTCGACGTATCTGTAACTATCGAAACAGGCACATTTAAATTTTTCTTGGCTAAATTTGCTGATATTAGAGAAATTACCGCATAATCTAAAGATTTGCTATTATGTGCATATATGAGAATACCTTTTTTCATTATTCTACTAACGTTTCTACTGATCTACTTTTTTTAAGTTTTTGATTTTCTTCGAAGTATTCGTATGTCACTTCAAAATACCTACTGGAAATTTCTTCTTTAAATGAAATCAAATTATCTATAAGAACTGGATTTTTATTTGAATCAAGCAACACTACACCGGAAATCCGATTATTATTGCATAGCATGTCTACAAAAGATAACAGATTGGTATCTATATAAAACATACCTCCGTTAAATCCAAAAGTTAATTTAGATTCGCATTTTTCTTTAAGGATTTTTTTTTGAATTGAAAAGGTGTGTTGATAGTTTGAAAACTCTAAGGCTTTCTTTAATTGCTCTTGCACGGTTTCTCCTTAATTATATACGCAGATTATTTAGCGTAGCATAATTATGAGGAAAAATTATTATGGTGCTATAGCACTTAGCGTTATGGTTGGAATAGAGACAGTGAAATTTCCTGTGCCTGAAGGTACTAATACTCCAGATGCATAGGTAATTGTAAGTGAAGTTGTAAATAAACCATCTACTTGATCAATTGGCGGTATAGTCGATGGAGTATGTGGAGGTACTGCTGGATCAATATAGTTATCAACAAATTCTACTCGTATTTCGCCCGACTTTGATGTTCCAGTGCTATTACCAGCGACATCAGTAACTCTGGCTAATAATCTATAACTGTTTGATCCGTACGGACTTGATCCTGACCTAGAATAGTATTGCTGAAAACTATTAGTGCATCTATACCAATTAGTTCCGTCATTTGGAGATGTTCCTGTACCTGGATTATTTCCGCCGAAACTCTGAGAACCGGCACCACTTAAAATTGTTGTCCACTGGGTTGCCTGAGATGTACCTAATGACCCTCCACTTCTGCTGCTGGCTATGTTAATCTGGCCACCACTGTTAAAAAAATGTCTAGCGGCATTAGCAGTTGCGAATGTAAAACCTACAGTACATTGAATTTTAGTATTCCATGTAGCGCCATATGGGCCCGCGGGTGTGCCCGGAGGAGGGGTTGGACCTGGCCAATTTGTTGAAGTAGTGTAAGGATTCCCCGATATTGGATCTGTTGAATTTATAGAAGATTGTCCTACACCCACATTAAATCTATTACTTACTAAATTATTAGCTAATGTATCATAAGTTGTAACCGGAGCATCGACAGCACTGAATCGTATTCTACCGCCTTCGGATATGGTTACAGTTGCCGGTGTGGTTCCATTTTGATGTACATATGCGTTAATTATATCATATCTTAAATTAGCCCATTCGTTTATACTGACCTTGTTGCCTACGGCCACTGCTGTACTAAGAATAGTTTGTCCATACCCAGAATTTCCAGAACCGACACTCATTACACCAATAACTTTATTTCTTATTGAGTTGTAATCTGCTTCTTTAATGATATCATTTACAGCCATTTAGTCCTCTGATTTACAAAGTTGTATTTAAACTTTTAAGTAGTGGTGATGCTTGAAAGAGAATAGCTAGGACTTGTAATCGCGAATGTTCCAGAAGGTACCATAGTTCCGGATGCTTTCAATTCAGATACTGAGATAGTTAAAGTTCCGTCTACTTGGTCTATTGGTAATACCGTCGATGGTGTATGAGGTGCTACGGCTGGGTCGACATATAAATCCGATAATGTAATTCTCAAATACACTGTTGTGGCTGTACCTGACGAGTTATTTACAACATTACATCTAGCCTGTAATCTATAATTATTCGATGAATACGGAGTACTCAAATTAATTTGATAATACGTTTGATAACTATTAGTTAGTGTATAAAAATTAATAGACGGATCTGTGTCAGAACCAAAAGATCTAGATCCCGATGTATTAAGTATATTTTTCCACGCATTTACTTGTGAGGTAGGTGATCCGCCTGTTATAGATGATATTACATTAATCTTACCACCGCTATTAAAAAAGTATCTAGCAAGATCTGATGATGCGAATGTAGCTGTTAATTCACATTGGGCAAGATTGGTCCATGTAGCCGATGTTGTAGCAGAACTTATCGAAGATACTACAGATTGACTAGCTGCTATTACAAACTTGTTAGTAATGGCTGTTTCTAATAACGTGTCATAACTTACTATCGGATAACTAGCTCCATAACCGATTAAATCACCAGATTGTACTTCTTGGACAGTCGGCACAATACCAGTCTGATGATATCTTATATTAATAATATCATATCTCAAAGCATCCCATTGTGCTTTGGTGATTTGATTTCCTGTGAAGACATCAGCAGACTGAACAGTCTGACCATATCCTCTGGTTGTAGATCCGGAACCTAATAAAGACTCGGCTTTATTTTGTAGAGTTACAAAATCAGAAGCTAATATTTGAGAACCTGAACTGGGCATAATTATAAAATTACTGCTTCAATTAATTTTTCGTCGATGTTATCGCTAGATTCTAAAGCAATAGCAAAAACATCGCTGGAATGATGAACCGCTGCTACAGCGCACCCATCGGTTGAAGCAATTAATTTGTCTCCTTTCTTAATAACTCCAAATACCCTTACAGGCACCCTACCTTTAAGAGCTACATATACACCACCCTCGAGATCTTTATTCATCATAAAGGCTGGATTTTGACTTATAGCACCTATAGCTCGTTGCCCCCAAGTGCTTGCTGTTATTTCTTTATCACCACCGATCACTACAACAGTACCTACAGGATATTCCTTATCTGATAGATACTTTTCAGCAAGGTCGGCATATTTTGCAGCCGTTGCTGTACCGTCAAAAATATTAGCTAATAAATTTCCACTTGCATCACGAGCTGCAATAGTATAAGCAGTTTTAGTAGTTTTTGCTGATCTATATTGTGTACTTGCTGTTGCACCATTCCAAGCCGGATCAGTAGCAGCATCATTGATTCTCATTCTATCAGTTTTATCTGAGATCCCTATAAACTGATTGGCATATATATTTCCGCTGGTATCTCTCACCGGTATAGTAGCCACTGCTGTTCCTGGAATAGCGATAGACGGATCAAGATCGTTTAATTTACTAGCGTTTGTTGCAGTAGCAGACGACCCAGTAACCGAGCCTGTAAGAGTTCCGACTAAGTTTGCCCCAGCATATCCAATCTGCTTAGTTGTTGCGTTTATCATAACAGTATTGTCTGAAGCTAAAAGATTGCCTGTATGTATACCGTTAGTATTTCCTGTTACGTTTCCAGCTAAATTACCTGTGAACAAACTTGCATAAACATTGTTCCATTTAGAGTTTGTAGCGCCTAGAGAGTAGACATTGTCATTTCCCGGTACTAGACCATTGCTTGTTATAACAGCTATATCTCTTTCATCACTAGTTTCAACTACTGTGATTCTAAAAGTAATAGGATTTCCTAATCTATTTTCAACTATTACATCATCGCCATTTTCTACTCTAATACGAAGATCATTTCCGTCGCCGACTTGAAATCCTGGATCTCCGAAAGAAACTTCCGATGAAAAATTATTCTCGCCTACTCTGATATATTGATCGGCCTCAAATCCTCCCAATTTATTAGCATTTTGAGATGTTCCCCACATCACATAATCATCTGTAGAAATACCCGAAGCAGACTTTGCTAAAGTAAATCCTTTCTTAATAACGCTGAAATCTTCAATTGGATTTTGTGAATTATCTAGTGTGAAAGCAACCTTACTGAATATACCAATAACTTTGTTATCAGCTAATATTTTTAAAATAGTATGCGGTCCTACTGAAGTAGATATTGTACCTTTAACTACAGCAGCGGATACTGTAGAAGATCCTAAATCAGGACTTGCTTCTGGCCCTACTAAAGTAAATTCTGTTCCTGACCATGCATAAAGTTGTTTTGCTGAAGAATCCCACCAAAAGTCTCCGGTTGATAAACCGCTAGGCGCTGTTGTGCCTACTTCTGCACCGCCAGCGACTTTGAATCTCGATCCGTCATAAAATTTGAGTTTTTTAGAACTAGAATCGTACCACACCTGGCCAGTAATAACCTTAGGAGGAGGTGTAGTATTGGAAAAACTTTCTAGCAAATGTAAAAAATTTTCATTTTGTACTTCGCCATAACCTGCGTAATTTTTACCGACAAAACGCAAGTCTGTAGTTGTATCTATAGTACCGTCAGCTACTGAAACTAAAAAAGTTCCATTAAATTTGTCTACTTGATATGCCATAATTTAAATCCAATAAATGTTTAGTAATATTTATCTACACATAAAATATTAATTTCTTCCTACCAAAATCTCAATAATTCCGTCGTTTCCATCAAAATCTTCTAAAGCTTTTCCTACAATTGTACCTATTTGTAGGCTAGAAGCTGGTCTAGCATATCCACTTCCGCCGGAAACTAGCATATCTCCTTTTTTGATTTTACCTCTAACTTTGCAGGGAGTTCTGCCTTGTAGTGCTATTGCAACAACATGATCCCCACTACAATCCGAATTCATCAGAAAAGCTGGATTAGTAGAAACTACCCCAGCTAATCTATTTGTACCATCCTGTGCTAAAGTAACTTCGTACAATCCTCCGATTTCAAGAACGGTGCCCGGTCCGTAATCTTGATCTGCAACATAATTTTCTGCTAAATCTGCATATCTGGCCGAAGTAGCAGTACCTCTAAACAAGCCTGTAGTTTCTACATCATTGAATCCCATATCCAGATACTTATTCATTACCCATTTATTACCTGTGTTTGAATACAATAGAGATGCATTCGCACCATTAATATAAACTCCAGCACCGTTAGCCTCAGATGCTGTAGATGCAGTGCTAGCAAGATTTATCATCTTGTCTTCAATAGTTAATTCTGTCGAATTAATTGCTGTTAGATTACCCTGAACAGTTAAATCACCAGTTATAATAAAATTGCCGTCAGCTGTGATAGACGAGCCCGAAGAAGGTTCTATCGTATTAGTTTCTACTTTTGAACCTAAGAAATTATTAGCATAAACATTATTAAATTTACCTCCTACTATACCTAAATTAGTAATGTTATCTGCTACTATCGATGGAGCATTTAAACCTCCCATAGAAAGTGCGGTAGAGGCGTTAACTATTGATAAATCAGGTCCAGTATTCCCTATATCAAATTTAAGTTTTCCAGTAAATGATTTTATCGTTGGTGTGCCCATTGATAAAAACATTTTCATTTCGTTTCCTGATCCTACACTGATACCTTGATCAGCTACGTTGAGATTAATTAAAGTGCCTACTGATGTTAAACTTGATATAAGAACAGTAGCATTTAATGTATTTCCAGTTAACGTTCCGGCTGCTGCAGGAATCGTTACATCATCGGATCCATCAAAATCTACACCATTAATTTTTACAGCATTTTCAAACCTCGATGCAGTTGCAGCATTACCGGATAATGAAGCCCCTATGAAAGAATTAGCTTCAACAATATTAAAAGAACTAGTACCTGATTCTGTAGTAATATTTCCTGTTACATTTCCTACTAGGTCGGCAAATATTGTTCCAGCTGAAAACCCACCTTCGCTATTTCTTGCTACAACTTTTCCTATAACATTAGCTGAAGTAGCATCAACTGACCATGTAATTTGTGATGATCCGTCGAAATCTGAGCCTAATATATAAGTACCTTTGACCAACTTATTTGTTGTGGATGCTTTTATCGTTATATTTTGTTGACCATCGAAAGCAGTTCCGTTAATTAATCTTGGAGTGGCTAATCTGGTTGAATTTTCTGCATTACCTGTAATAGAACCTTTTACTTTAGAAGTATTTGATAAATTTATACCAACAATAATGTTTTCACTGATATTAGGTATAAGAGCTTCGTTAGCGATAGTAAACGCAGTAGATGAAATTATTCCAATTAATGATCCATCACTTTCAAGAAATATAACTGCTCTATCTTCTCCGGTAGTATCTCTCAATAATCCTGCTCTAGCTCTAGTAGATCCGTATCCGGGGATAGATTCAGGACCAATAAATGCCCACCCGCTAGGTGTGCGAACATGCAGAGTATTATCTACAGTTCTTAACCATAACGAACCATTAGTAAAATTTGTTGGGGGTGTAGCCGATAGTCCAGCTGATCCTACTACTGACCAATCATCTCCTGTGTAAACATGTAATAATCTCGATGTTGAGTTATACCAAAGTTGACCTTGTAATGGGCGAGAAGGAGGTGCATCGTTGTTGAAATTTTCTAAAAGATAGACAAAATTTTCGTTTTGAGTTTCACCGTAACCAACATAGTTTCTACCAACTAATCCCAAACTAGTTGATGTGTCGATAGTACCATCTTCTAGGACCAACAGTTGTTGTCCATTGAACTTATTAATTATATACGCCATTTATCTTGCTCCTATTCTATTATGGCGGTAAGACTGTGTCAGACGTCCACGTCCAAGATCCTGCAATAATAGTAAAAATTTTAATTATTCTTGTGGTGCTAACTGAAGCGCCGGGGATATTAGCAACCGGAAACGAAACGTTTGTTAGCGCATTGGATGTATTTCCTACTAAATCGGTTAAAAAGGAAGCAGTGGAAAAAGACGGTGGTAGTGAATTGATATCTAAGGAAGTACTAGAATTGCTGATTAACGAACATAAAATTCTTGCCAATGTTCCATTTCTATATTCAGCTACTGGTGCAAGATTATTTAAAATATTGTTTATTATGTACGTATTAGATTTACCGTCTGATAAATCAATGCTTAGAACTATGCTTCTAGTTTCTATAGTATTATCTATATATTCTTTTGTAGCAGCGTCTTGCGCAGCTATAGGATCTGCCATACCTGTAATTCTAGGACTGCCTAACAGTGATACGTTGCCTGTCCCGTCAGGAGATAATTCTATATCATAATTACTTGAAACTGTAGAAATTCTATGATTTTGTAATCGCATTTCTACTACCGGTGGTGCGCCTGGTCCTATATTAACCACATTCTGTGCACCAAAAGATGTAACACCAGGAATACTAGTAATAGCAGATCCGAGGCTGTTTCCGTTAATTACTAGTGTACTACCTATATAAAGAGCCTTACCAGATCCTAAATTTAAGCTTTCGGAAACATCTAACCAATTGTCTGCTTGAGAATAATTTATTGTTTTGTCAATAGTACCTTTTATTCTTATTCCGGCACCGTCAGCAGTGATATCAGTTGGACTAGATACATTAGCTATTGTTATTTCTTTATCTTCCACTGTCACGTTGGCGGTATTAATCGTAGTTGTAGTTCCTTCCACGGTCAAATTTCCATCTACTACTAAATTTCCGCCAGTGCGAACAGTGCTAGTAGGAAAATCTCCATATAGTTCTATGGTTCTACTAGCTGACTCAATATTAATAGCACTTTCTTGATTAATACCTTTTCTAACATTTAATATTAAATTTTTATCGCTAGCAGAATTAGAAACAAGAACGTCTCCAGAATTAACAAATAGTCCCATCTGGCCAGCAGATCCTACAATTATACCTAAATCAGTCGTTATACTAAGTTGACCATTTATAGCGTTTGACGTATCTGTTCTTACATAGTTTGACGCTAACGCCCCTCCGAGTTTGTCTGAATTAGTGGCTGTGACATTAAACTTTAACCCGGAAAGCGTGCCTGCATTAAATCCTGGCTCTATACTCCCGCTATATCCTATGATTTCAATCTTGGGAGTAAAAGAATCCTTAGAAAATATTCCTAACAATATACCATTATTATATAATGATGTAATAACTCTTGTTTGATTTAAGGTATCTAATATACTATCAACTTTTAATCCGCTTAATCCTTGTGTTGTTGAATATGCTGGTCCGATCAATATAGGTGACGTCCCATTAAAAAAATAAAGTTGAGAAGCCGCATCATTCCACCATAAGTCTCCAATAGATAATGTTTCAGGTTGTGTGGTAGAAATCGTTGCTGAGCTAACCGGAATAAAAGTTAATCCGTTATAAACTTTAAGTTTATTTTCAGAACTGTCAAACCATATTTGGCCCACTATAGGATGAATAGGTTGAGTGGTGCTAGCAAAATTTTCTAGAATCTTTATTAAATTTTCGTTTAAAGCTTCACCAAATCCGCTATAATTTTTTCCAATCAATGTAATATCGGTCGACAAGGTATCGATTTGACCGTCTGCTACCGTTGCTACAATTGTTCCATCAGTTTTATTAATTTGATATGCCATGATAAAAACCTAATTAAAATGCAGCAGGTCCTGATCTAATTACATAATTTATAGTTAGATAAGGATTCATAATACCTACAGGTGTGCTCAATGTTGTTGTAACTGGTTTCTTAATTCCGCCTGAATCTTTTAAATATTGAGCCTGTCCAGGAGCTGTTGGTCCTAAACCAGAAACAGCATCAGGATCAACTGTTGTTGTAACTGCTACAGCAGCATAATCCTGTCTTGATGACGACAATGTATGACTATGTTCTGGTAAATTTGCCAATGTTAAAGTTGCCGAACTCTGACCAGCATCACCGCCTAATTGCTGTGCTTTGATGTCGGGAACTCTGCCTGCTGTTCCTCCACCTGCATCAACATAAGGTCCGCTTAGTGTTGGAACTGTTCCTGAATTATCCATATTGTCTTTTCCAAGAGCAAATCTTCCTCTAAGGTCGGGTAATCTAAAAGTATTGACACCTAGCAAAGGAGCAGTTCCGTTATAAATTGTACCTATTACATCATACAGATCAGAATATTTTGCTCTCTCAACTTCGCTACCATCACAGAACAGATATCCATATGGTGCTGTAGCTCCTGTGTAAGGCAATATGCCACCTATAGGAACTCCTAAATCTCCAACAAATACATCCCTAGACTGTTTTAATAATCCCGACGATGCTGCAGAAGCTTCGCTTGGTCTATAGGTTAAAACAAAATCACCTTTTTTAGAAATGTTAGGAAATGGTGTATCTTTTCCTGCAATGATGTTTGCAGTAAGAGTAGTATTAAAAACTTTTGAAAAACTTCCAACTTGCCCATCAAATTGAATAGCTGGCGAAATAATATCTCCTGCTATAGAAAAACTTGTTATATTTTCTAAAGAGGTAGCGGTGTTTGCTTTACCACTAATGTTTCCATCTAATACTCCCTCTATAGTTTCAGCAATAATAGTTTTAGCTCTAATAGTATTCCAGCGGCGTAGAGACGTGCCTAAACTGTAAGCATCGGTCGTTTTAGGCTGTATATTATTAGTTTGTAATACTCCAGAAATATCTGCTCCGTCGCCAACTAACAGATTCTTTGTTATAGCAGCTCCGCCGGCGGTCCTTAATGATCCATTAGATAAATTCGTACTTACTGTATTGTTGGAGATAATAAGTGTACCGGATAAAGCAATATTACCATTCACATCTAGGGCTTCTGTTGGTGTAGCTTTATTAATACCTACTGTAGTTTCTACAACTTTTAATATCGTAGCGGGAATTCCATTCCTATTAACCTGAATATCAATTGAACTACCGGCGGAAGAATTATAGATTCGAGCTGACGTAGACGAGGTAGATAAATTAAATGTTCCGTCTATACCTAAAGTAATACCGTCATTATTTCTTACGTTAATACCAAAATCGGTAGTGTTTACCACATCAGTACGTAAAAATTTTCCAGCATCAACTTCTATTCCGGATATATTTAAAGCATTAGCCGTTTTAGCAGTACCGTATAACGAAGGTAAAAACCCTCCTATAAATTGATCTATTTCGGCAGAAGTAGCTGGATCAGAAATATTAATACCCGATCTAATAATATCAAATCCTGAAATTAAAACTTTAGGTGTAAAACTGTCCTTGCTAAAAATAATTACGGGAATATCTGCAATGTAAAAAACTAAAATATACCTAGTTATGTTATCCGAATCGAATACGCTTTCTACGCTGGGCCCATATCTTAAACCATCTATAGAACTTTCAGAAGGTCCTACTAACAGCCATCTTCCCGGAGTATCTTGTGTGCCTCCTGTGAAAATTCTTAATTGCTGGTTAGTAGTGTCTACCCATAATTCTCCAACTTTACTCTCTGACACAGACGGTTGTGATGGACCTTTCTGTATCCCGGAGGCTGCTTTCCAGGATGTGTTATCCCAGATCATTAAAATTCCGTCAGTACTATCGTACCACAACTGACCTTCAACCGGATTGACTGGTTCAGTATCTGAAGCAAAATTTTCTAATAAAGATAGAAAGTTTTCTGCTATAATTTGTCCATAACCTGTTACATTTCTACCAGGAAATGTTAAACTAGTATCTGTACTTGAGGTATTATCAAATACAGTGATAGGAGTTTTATTTTGACTATCTGTAAAATTAACTGTATATGGCATCTATTATACCTCAGTGAAACCTGTTAGACTTTGAATACGTATCGTATAATCAATCTGTAAAAGTCTATTCAAAGATTTTTGTATAGGGTGAAAAACAACATGAGTTAATAATTTTCCCTCACTTGTTTCTTCGTATGATTTTAAGCCCAATTCATCAAAAATAAAATTTCCATTCATGTCAGCTGAATTATCGAACGCTTCTTGATCTAATGGTTCGCCGTAATCAAGCAAACACGAGATTAGTATATCACTGTAAGTAGCCCCACTTATATGTCTAACCTGCATTTTATTTCTAACTGGGTCTACGTTATTGAGATCATTTTGATCGATTATCTTTGTATAGGTTTGATTATATAAACTAGAATTTATTCCTATGGTGTTAGGAGTAAGGTAAGTGATTAATCCGGTAGGATCTACTGTGGTCCCCCCTGTACCAAAAATCATTTGATAAATCGTACCTTTTCCCTGATTAGATAAAGCGTTAACCATAGCTACGCTCATGTTTTCATAATGAATAGCATTACGTTTATCAATAAAAATTTCATTATTTTCAGGATCAAAAATTTTGATATGTCCTTCGAAATGAAATCCACCAAACTCATTAGGTCTAGTATTTTTGTCTAAAATTTCGTTATTTTGGGGCATTTTATTCTCTTGTGGGTCATTCATAGTGTATTTATTCAGGTAAACTTGTGTGCTTTTCTGCTATGAATCTAGCTATAGAATTATCATTGTCTAATAAAGATTTTCCAGATGTAGCGGTAGTTGCACCTCTCTCATACCAAGTTTTACCAGTCCTTGTAATAATTGTTACTCTTGAACCTGCTGCCAACGATTTTGTCAGCCTTATAAATCCTGTAGTTCCGTCAACGCTGAATTCAGCCTCTTGAACTATGTCAGCATCTGGACTATAAGGACCACCATTTTCAAACCAAATTGCCTGTGCATCTTTTTTAAGGCGTCGACCGCCTGCAAAAACCTCTATCTGATCACAGGGACCGTAATCGGTTGGAATAGTGATCCTTTCCCAGAAATTACTGTTTATTTCTCCGTCTATTATAGGAGCATAAGAAGAACCTTTACATACAGCAAGGTTGGTGTAATAATAATTACCGTATAGAACAACATTTCTTAGAGTATAAGAAACAAGGGCACTCCACGTTCCTTTATCTACATACGTTCTGCTAGAATACCATCTTGCTTTATCTGCTGCTATAGGTATAAAATCTAATGGTCCTACTAATAACGATTCTACACTTACAATACTGTTAGTGGCTAATCTAGTTGCTGCTGGTCCGATTATATTGACTAACCCTCCTACAGCAAATTTTGTAATTGTATAATATTCAGGTAATATTTCAATACCGTCAATTTTTACTATTAGATTTTCTTTTATTCCTAACCCTATTTGAATATCAGTTTCAATTTCAAATCCTGTGCTGCCATCGTATACAAACGATAAGCTACCTTGATAAATTAAATCAACTTTTCCTTGAGATTCATTATACGGAATTATTTCTTCATATCCTACATCTACTACTTGAGAATTAGCAGCGTGTATTTCTTTTATGGCTGTACCATGAGTACCTCTTCTTAACTGAGATAACACATTTCCAATTTTAGACATATATTCTATTCGTTCGCCGTCTATCCAAATTATGCCTGGTAAGTTTCTAGAAGGATACGGTACTCCTAATGACGAGCTGTCGTTTACATTTATGATATTATCATAATACATTAAATCTGAAGTCAAACTTACATCACCTTTTGAAAATCTTGTATATCGATATGTATTCAACATATCTTTATGTATTTCATAGGCACTAGGTAATTCGTAAATGTCATTAGTAAAAGTTATTGTTTTGATATCATCAGCCGGAGTAGATTCTACATTTAGATAAACAACATTTCGTGGAACAGAAACATAATATTCTTTTTCTTGAGTTAATCTCATTCCATTTTTATATACCCATACATAGCTAGAAGAAATAGGAGGACGAGATAGTTGATAATGAACTTTGCCTCCAGACTTTTGATCCGATATTATATCAAACGACGGATATTCACTGAACCATGTAACGTCTATTCTAACATTATCTGTTTCGTCTAATACTGTCATTGGTACCGATGGATCAATAATTAAATTTCCTCCTACAATTCTATATTCAGATCTTAAATCGTTTTGTACTTTAATTATATCTCCGATCGACAGCACTGAAGAATAAATTGTTAGAACTTTAGTTGCGCCATCAAAGACGTAATCAGTAAATATTGTTCTCAAAATATTGTTTATAAAGACTCTTATATTGCTTGGTAAAATTGAACCAGCAGATTCTAAAGGATCAATACCTAATGTGAATACGTTATTGGTTCCGTCATACACAGCGTACGATGTATCTGATCCTTTTAGTACTCTTCCATCTAATTCAACAATCATACTGTTTCTAGCTGAACCTCTTTCTAATTCAACAAAATATTCAAGGTCGAAATTGCGTGTGCTTCCTTCAAACCAAATAGTTTGTGTATTAACTTTTATAATAGGTATTTGATTAGAATCGACGTCGCTGGATGATTGTAGAACTACAATTTTAATAATATCGTTTTCATCTGGATAAAATGCTAGTTCGATTAAAGTTCTATCTGTGGTATCCACAATGCCTGTGCTATCTTTAAATGCTGCATCTACTTGATCTCCGTTGACTGTAACAAATACCGAAGAACTTTCTTGATAATTTGCATTAGTTAGGAAAAGGTTAGTTGTACCATCTGCAATAAATTCTTGATAATCTAGTATTCCAAGTCCTCCTAAACCTATAGAAATTATTTCTATTAAGGTGCCGCTCGGAGGAGGTGTGAAAAATTCTACATTATATTCAATAAGATTTAATGCATAATCCACACCAAAATTTTTCTTTATTTTATCAACATAAACAAAAACAGCATTGTTTTCTAATATTTTTTGTCCAATTGGGAAAAATAATGTTGTTCCATCTCCAAATGAAATTTTAGATTGTAATGGTGCTGCTCCTGATATACGGCTTTGATAAATCTTTATCGAGACGCTGTCCAGAACTTGGCCAGGAATATTCTCTTCCGGAGCTGGGACATGATCCGGTTCTATAAACTTACCTCCCGAAATCATAATCTCTTCGGGAGTACTTCCTGTAGCTGTCTGATAAATGCTATCTATAACGGACAATGATCCACCCGATAACTTTGTGTCTAATAAATTTTCATCAGTAATAGTTACTGAACCATCGCTTTCAATAGGACGGAAAATTAAAATATCTCCCGATTCTGTTTGAATGTAAATTCCTATTATTACTGATCTATTAATACCATCGCCTATAAATGTAGGCATTTCAGCATTTGGATTTACCGCAACTGAAGAATCCCAAGAAGTGGTATAACTCGGATCATCAATTCTTACCGATGTATTAGTGCCTGTCCTTTTTAGATATATGTTAATTTCTTGTCCTTGAGCAGGAGTAAATGGTAACTCTACCTGTGTCGTGCTGCCATCGCAAACATGATAATAATCTGAAGAAGCTTCTACACTGTCCCAATTATCTGTAAACCATGGTAAAGCATCCCAACCTCCTGTTACATCAAATGTAGTACCTTGTATTTGAACTCCGCCGAAATCAATTCCTGTCATTAATTGATTCAGTTCGTTGCCTATCATACCTGCAGTAGGAGAATAATATTTGTTAATTCTATCAACAGCTGATAATAACAAATCATTTATTTCATATGATACGCTAATAATATCACCGTCTGCTGGAGCTACATTGAATGAAAGTTTTCCTCTTAATCTAGAATACGTATCTAAGGAAGAATAGTAAAAACTTATATTATACTCGTTGCTTAAAACTACCTTATTGTTTTTAAAAATCGTAATTTTTGTTTTATCTCTAGTAGGAGCATAATTTAATTCAAATACTGCTGATCTGCCGTTGGCAAAAATTATTTGATTTTTAGAAGGAGTTTGGTAATCGGAATTTTTATTCACTCTATCAAATTTTATACCAAGATTAAAACTTCTAATCTTAGATTCGCCTATAATTGCAACTGCCTTAGCTTGACGTGCAGTGGATGGATTTCCTCCCACTAAAGTTATTGTAGGAGCTTTGGTATATTTTTCACCAGGAGTTAACACTTCAATTCCTGATACCCTACCATTAGACACATAAGCTTTCGCTGTAGCTCCTGTTCCGTTTCCGTCTATCAATACCTTAGGGGGTGTTCTGTATTCAGATCCAGAATCATAAATCTCAATAGCAATAATAGAAAATCCCTTATTATCTGCCCAATATTTCCAAGGATATTGATTAATCTCTGGTCGGTTTTCATCTATCGAAATTATAGTGCCGTCTGTTTTAGAATAGGCAGGAGGCAAATCAAAATCTGTTTCAGATGATTGATATTCTTCTATGTTATCATATCTGCTTATATATTCTCTTATAGTTGTTCTAAAAGGTTTTACTTCATTGATATATTCCTGATAACTTTCTAAATTATCATTCTTGTAATTAGTCTTTGTTTCAAAAGAACCTATATTATGTGTGGCGTTTAAAAAACTAGTTTTGAAAACCCAGTCAACATACTGCTGCTCTGCTAAAACGTATCGTATGCTTGAGAAAAAAGAATTATTCCATTCAACAGAATAATCTCCAACAAAAATATCTTCTTTCAAAGCTTTTATAATGTTTCTAAATTCTTTAGAATTGTCAACATCATAATCCGTGTCATCAAATGATTTGTCGTTATCGAATCCTATTCCGTAGATAGTTGTATCATATAAAGCAGTGGATAATTGGATAGTTCCATTTTGTCTGCCTACCAAAGTCCATCTACTAAAAAAATCTGCTCCGGAATTTGCTATCTTTCTAAATACTGCCCATCCTCCTGAGCCATATTCTTTAATTCTAATTAAATCGTCTTCAACAGTTTGCATAGTGTCTTCATCGAAAACAGTATTCAGTTCGATAGTAATTCTTGTATTTTGTCCGTATCCTGTTAACCACCAATCACTGTAATTCCAATACCTAGTTGTATCAAATGCTTGAGATTGGCTTCTAAAAAATACTTTTCTAATATCGTCCCAAGAATAAATGCTCCAAAAATTATCAATTTTAGAATCTGATCTAACCAATACTGAAAAATATCTTACAGTAGCATTTATTGTACTATATTTTTTACCTCTATTTGTTACTACTACAGTTATGATTCTTCCTTGTCCGTCTATATGACATTCTGCCGAGGCATTTATTCCGTCGCCTTGTATACTAATAGGAGGACCTAAATACACCCCCGGTATTTCCTGATTGAATAATTCCTTGGGTTTATATCCGAATCCCGAATCAACTATATCTATAGTGTCTAATTCTCCATTCAAGAGATTTGCACGTAAAACAGCTCGTTTGGTTCGTACCGTACCTACTGTGAATAGATCGGTATCTGTTTCTACTACGGTATCATATAAATTTAAAACCTCGGCAGGAATTTCATCCTTAGAATTTAGATTTGTAAAGTCGATTGTATCTACAAATGGTTCTTTCAATAAAACATTGTTGGCACGTTCTGTAAACAGCTTCACTGCTGCTATTCTATCTACAAACATCCCCTGTCTTGGTCTAAAATTAATTCCGTATTTTTGTTTTTCCGACAAATTAGTATCAGGAACCCTATTACCCATGACATCAAATCCGACCAAACTATCAATCCATTTTCTTTCTAATTTATCTGCCGGGAGGCTATCGGGTATACCTTCAGTTAACAATTGATATTCGTTATGAATCGAATTTAGTTGTTTTAGATTTTTTCTATATTTTATATTCAATAGAGCGGTGTCTGAAGAAATAACTGATTGAAAATTATAAGTTAAAAACTTATCAGAATCAATCATAGCTATAAATGCGATACCAGAGCCTGCAGGATTATTAATGATTCCAGCTACCTCTGCTGCAGATTTGGTTCTGCCCGGCATATTCGACGGAATTAGTGCTTTATTTGCTACCCAATAATAATACTTGGTTTCATTTACTAGGCCAGTGGTTTTGCTAAAAAACTGTTTTTGACTATAAATGTTATTATTTGGATATAATGGTTGTCCTGAAATTCCTAAGGCTAATCCCTCGTTAGTATCAGCCAATGCAGCCCATTCGCTAGGTAATAATGAAGTTTCTACCCACTCGCATACATCGATGCTGCTTCCAAAAGCCAATTGATTCCAATTACCTGTTCTATAGGCATAATCTTTCTGTTCGGCATATAACCATTTGGCATTACCAATGTTCCACCATAACTTTCCTACATTTTTTTCATACCACGGAATGCTTGTGTCGACTACAACATCTTCTGTGCCAAAATTGTAAATAGCCGGATCATAGGGAGTTTTGAATTTAATTTCTTGTTCTGCAACATTTAAAATTTTTCCTTTAGCAGAATCTACATAATCGACGTCTTGAATTTTAACATTATTAACATTATCATATAATTCTATACTTTGTATTTTTCTAATATCTACTACCGATTCTCGAGTTGTTAATGTGTTCCAAGACGACACTGTAGGATCTTTTTTGAACAATCGCACATTACCAACATATTCACCTTCATAAGCTATTACTCCAGAAGCATGAGCCACTGGAAGTCTATAAAACGGAGAACCTACAGCGATATATGACCCAACACAATCAACACTAAACCCAAACGACTCGTCGGGAGCTAGAACTTCTTGTAATTTTTCGGTCAAGAAAAATACTTGATCTTTTTTATCAAACACATAAACACCCCCGGTATAACCTTGTGGGTACGAGAATGTGGTTGCGGATTTATCAAAAGTTGTTCCTAATAACAAATCAAAGTAAACAGAAAGATTAGACGAAGTATTTCTAGCACCTACAGCTATTTTAGTACCATCTGGACTTATAGATACCCCGTAGCCAAAATATTCATTTGGGTATTGTTCGAAACTTCCTAATTTTTGTTTTACTCTAAATTCTGTCAAATTGTCGTCTAAAGACAAAACGTAAACCGATCCTTGATCTTGAAAACTTATATCGGATTTTGGACTCGAAACAACTAAATTGTTTCCAGAAGCATCGATATCCATCGAAAAACCAAATTGATCACCTGTGCTTATAACTAATCCCGAATCAATGTCCGAGAACGAGCTTATAGATGAAGCATTTATCATTTGAGTTAGGGTATAAACATCGTTAGCATCTCTTATGTAAACAAATATCTTTCCAGAAGGAGATGTTGTACTATCTCCCACTTCCACCCATACTGACGAATCT